ATTAGCGGGCTAGCGGACAGGTTAGCTTTGCATCGAAGTCTGGACATGGTGAATATACACGGATACGTCGTGTCAAATCATATGGCAGGGTTTCGCGGGGTGATTGACCACATTAATCCACGCCTCAAAAAGCTTCCACCAGACGAAGCATTTGATAAGTTTCTTAACAAAGTTACTGAGCCTGTGATTAGTGATAAACCTGCGGAGGAACCATCATGACCAAAACTGAACTGATGCACTACTGCTGGGACAGAGACTTTAGTTACACAGAGGTTCTTAACATTGCGTGCCGTTCAAACAGCACAGACATTCCTACACGAGAGGAGTACGCTAAATATTCACAAGAGTGTGTAGCAAGGTGGATAGATTGGCAGTATGAAGACAGCCGTACTCCAGAACAGCGCGCGAAAGAGGAACTTGGCTTTGGAAATGATAGGGAGCGATGATGAGCTACACTGTGTGCGAAGACGATAAGCCAGCTACGATGGCACCTAACACGTTCAAATGTTGGGAGATTGCTACGTTCGATACAAAGCGAGAGGCAGAAATTTATGCTTATTTGTGGTGCTATCCAGTGACCCGCGACGTTGCTGAGAAAGAAGCCCCTCAAATGAAAATTGGGGTGGCGTATGACTATGGTATGTTTGAAGTACCTGTTTGGATGAAGATTGTGGAGGAGGAATGAATGAATTTTAAGCCAATGCTCGCATTTACTTGCGAAGATACGTCTACGTTGAAATACCCGTTGTACGCCAGCGTTAAACTTGACGGCATCCGTGTAATTATTTTGGACGGCATAGTGTACAGCCGCTCCATGAAGCCTATCCGAAGCAAGATCGTTCAAGAGTTGTTCGGCAAGCCGGAGTTTAACGGGCTTGACGCAGAAGTTTTGTATGGCGATTGGGCTGCGCCTAACGTATTCAATCTGACAACCCAAGTGGTGATGAGCACAGAACTCAAAGATGAGTTCGATGAAGACAGAATTAGGCTGGCTGTGTTCGACGATATTTCTGTGGACGATGTGTATCATGTGCGGCTAAGTTCTGCCGCAGAACGATGCGATGGCAGTAAAGTTGCTCTAGCCGCACAACGTCTTATCAATTGTGAGAAACAACTTCTTGAGTTTGAGCAACAGTGTCTGGATGCAGGCTACGAAGGCGTCATGGTTAGGTCGATTGACGGTAAGTACAAACAAGGCCGATCTACCGCTAAAGAGGGCATCATTGGCAAGATTAAGCGATTCTCTGACGCAGAAGCTGTCGTGATTGGCTTCGAGGAGAAAATGCACAATACGAACGAAGCCAAGACAAATGAGTTGGGACGTACACAGCGTAGTCAGGCACAAGAAGGTATGGTTGGTGCGAGAACATTGGGCGCGCTAATTTGCGAGTGCAACGGTATTCGTTTCACTATGGGCAGTGGTTTTGATGACGCTGGTCGGGCTGATGTGTGGGCCAATCGCGATAAGTATCTTGGCAAGCTTGCTAAATTTAAGTATTTTGCTGTGGGCATGAAAGACTCTTATCGCTTCCCAATCTTTCTAGGATGGCGAGATGAGGACGATCTTTGAGCAGTGGCGGTGCCCTTCTCCTCGCCCTGATGCTTGCCCACGGGGCCCACGCCAAAGCGGCTGATGATCGCTGCTTGGCCTACACAGCACAGCGCGAAGCCGAGAACCAAAACTTGCGAGCAGTGCGTGGCGTTGTGGAAGTGGTACAACACAGGATGAAGAAGGCTCACAAGAGTTGCAAGGCTGTTGTGTCGCAGAGAGGGCAATTTTCTTGGTGGCGTAAAAGTGTTACGATGAAAAACACGCCAGAGTGGTTGACACGGTACAATGAATCGCGTAAGATGCGTCCTGTGTTGCCCCGATGCGCTGACCACTTTCATTCGACAGATGTGCAGCCGTCTTGGGCTAGGAAGATGAAAAGAGTTGCTAAGTTTGGTAAGATTGTTTACTATTGTGATGTACAAAATTGAGGAGGGGTTATGAGTATTGACTACGACGCATTCTTGGGTATTGGTAAACGTTTTAGCTCTAAGGACGAAGCTATTGAATTTGTAGCTTCTGAGCTGAGTTTGACCGATGAACAAGTTGAAGAGTTTGAGGAGTACGAAGAGATTGGCGATGTTGCGGTCATGATTAAGTGCCTCGACTGCTATGCTGGCGATGATTTCTTTGTAGGATTTGAGGTTGGGGGTAGTGATGCAGATGATCTTAAAGATAGCGTAATCGATGCTGATAAAGCGTGGAAGGAACATTTTCCACATATTCAAGGTAGAGTTGTACATGCTGTGGTGGTTAGTTAATTTATTAATTTAAGGAGAAGAAATGAGTGCAGAAACTATCACGATTACCGTTGCAGAGTACGAAGAACTTCTGGATGCCCAACTGAAGCTCACTCATCTTGAAGGTGCAGGAGTGGACAACTGGGATGGCTACGATTATGCGATGGAAGCATATTGGGAAGAGAAGGGTGAGGAATAATGAAAACTTACGTGGAAGTGGCTGTAACTATTTATAAGAACGTACTTGTTGAAGTTGAACATGAAGAGGGATTGCACCAAGACGAAGTTGTTGATAAGGCTATCGACGCTATTGACGCACCAGCCGATTCAGTTTTTGAAGTGATGGATGTATTTGATAAGAAGCCTAGCAAGAACAATATGGCTTTGTATGATGAGTTCGAGGAGGTGTGATGAAAAAGTCAATTATCGTACGTACTGAAAAGCATTACGAAATAGATATCGTTGATAGTGCACTCACTCAAGAATTTATCAACGAGTTTGAAAAATATATGTGGCAACTAGAGGGCTACACTTTAGAAGAGAAACGTAACGATCTGTTTGCTCATGCGGCACGTCAACTGGCTCAGGGTGAAGAGTATTTTATTGAGGGTATCGGCAAGACAGCAAGTTTGCGCACACTCCCGTTCAAGCAAAAGCAAGGCGAGAAGATTGATGTTGTGTGGGTGGATACTTATGAGGATGTTGAGACGGAGGTGGCGGGGTGATTGAAGTAATTGGTAAAGCCAACATTGTTGCACGTATCCTCGCGGACAGCATTAACGAGCAGGGCAATCGTCTTACTACTTGGGAAGTGGAATACGCAAGAGTAGTTCACGCCGATTTGATGACTCATCGGATGTTCTCTCGTAACGCAGCAAGTAGCCGCGCAATTCCGTTCAACAAAATGGTTGAGCAGTTGCGGGGAATGCCTGTGCGGTTTGGTGCAAATCAAAGTGGCATGCAGGACAGGGGCGAAGGTCATGATGGTCTTATTGATCTTTGGACGGAACCATCAGGGATCGGTGAGAGCGGGTACTACTCTTGCTATGAGCCAGAAGAGGCATGGGAAGCGGCGCGTATTTCGGCTACAGGGTTTGCGCGCGCATTCCAAGAAGCGGGCTACCACAAACAAGTTTTCAATCGACTAGTCGAGCCATTCCAGATGATGAAGACAATCATCTCTGCAACAGAAACTGCAAATTTCTTCTGGCTTCGTGATGACAAGGCTGCTGATCCTACGATTGCAGAACTTGCACGAGTGATGAAAGAGGCTCAAGAGCGGAGCGTCCCGGAACTTCTGAAGGCGGGTGAGTATCATTTGCCTTATATCGACATCATGCGTGGTAACGGCAAGCGTGGTTACTCTATCCGTGTTGGTAATACGGATATGGCACAAGTCCTCACGGCTGAACAAGCCATCAAAGTTTCTTGCGCTCGCTGTGCAGCCGTCTCCTACCGCAATGAAGGGTATGGGTTGGAGAAGAGTTTAGAAGTGTATGAGAGGCTGCTTGGCAGCGATAAAAAGCATGCTTCTGCGTTTGAACATGTCGCTACTCCTATGAAAACTCCGCATTTCTACAATGGGACCAATATGGCTTGTTTGCCGGGAACGTGGGAGAATGGTGTCAGCCACATGGATCGTGATGGCAATCTGTGGAGCGGCAACTTCTGCGGCTGGATTCAGTATCGTAAGACGATTGATGGCGAAAATTATTCTGCTTGACATCCCCTCATCAATTCTGTATCCTGTGTCTTGCGCTGAAACACAGCGCTCTTACAACCCTTAAGAAAGGCAATAATATGAAGAAAATTACTGTAGCAAAGGCTACCATCACCGCCGCATTCCTGGCTCTTTACGGTGCTGTCGCATTTGCACAAGGTCTGCCTGTCTCGGCATCTTACGAAGCCCCTGTTTCAGCATCTGCTGTCGCTGATGATGTATCCTCGCCGAGCGTGTCCGCAACGGCAACTGCACAGGATGTCAGCGCACCGTACATCGGCGCTATGGATTGCTGCACGGTGTCCAATCCTGTCTCGTCCCCACGAATGGCTGCACAGGATGATGGTAGTGATTCTCTCGCAATGGCTGGCTTGGGCTTCGGACTGTTTGGTCTGGTGGGCGTGACTAAATGGTCGCGTCGGAAGAAGCAGAAGTAATGCTCTTACGAGCATGTAATCTGTAGAGGGAGGGGCGAAAGCCCCTTTCATTTTAACTAAGGAGAAACCATGAAGAAAATCATTCTGTGCGCAGCTATCGCGATCCTTGCAACGGGCTGTTCCAGCTACGATCACAAGCTTTGCCGTGACAGTGTAGTACGCGAAGTGGGAACTCAGGAAGTGTTTGAGGTCACTCCATATCGATTTGTCGCTCGCGATTCCAAAGGCAATGTGTGGTATTACGAGACTATGAATCAGTTGGATGCTCAAGTCAGTAAGAAGCAACCCGTGTTTGGTGTGCAATGACCTTCCGCCCCACACACCGTGTCATCGTTGAGAATGACGAGCACGAATATGCACTAGGTACTCTTGTGAAGCGAACGTTTTCTTTTGGAGAGTCTGTCGCTTATGCTTGGTATGTTGATGAGGAAGGTATGTGTCAGATTATGAATATTACGGAATTGGAGGGTGTATGATTTTGTTATGTGTTCTTGTATTAGCTGTTATTTGGTTTGTTGTTGCTAGCGGCCGCCTGCTGCTTGTCAGCAAATATGTAAATCAACGCATTGAAGAAGTTTATTCTTCTCCTAATTGGTACAAGTTTGACGTTGATATCAATAAAGCGTATGACAGGGATATCTGGGACTTGCGCAAATGGAAGTATCGCAGTTTCTTCCCGGAGGTGGTGAAATGAAATCAGTACTGTTAGCTGCTTTGGGTGCATTGTTGGGGTTCTTGATGGGCGCCTTCTATAATGCAGGCTTCGACATTGCATTGTGGTCTGACTCAAGCCGATTTGCAACATTGCTAGTAATGTCCATGCTTTCAATTCTTTTTGTGGCTGTCGATCAAATCATGAAAATAGGGGCGCCATGAAACAAGTCTTTGAAGACCTAATTTTGTTCCTCAAGCTACAGCAGGATAATTTCTATTACGACACTGTAGAGGGAACTGAAGAGTTTGATCCGAGTGCGCTTTGGAGTGAGATAAGGAGCTTCGCGTTGGAACTAGAGAAGCAAATTCATTAGGAGGGTTGATGATTGTCTGAAATTGCTGAGAAGTATGGTATTGATCTGACTCGCGACCATAAGACTGGCTGTCCCAGGTGCATCCGCGAAGGGCGAGATAGCAGCCGTAACAATCTACATGTTTATGGAAATACAGAGTCAGCGTTTTGTTTTGCGTGCTCTTGGACGATCCCAAGTAAAGAGCACCGCGAAGCTATGGGATGGGTTGAAACAGAAGAGGAGGAAGAATTGAGCACTAAGGAAAAGCTCACGCAGGCTGAGATTGATCTTTTTAAAAGTTACACAGGAGAGTCCGGCAAGGGTGCACGGGGTATTAGTGACAACACGTACAAGCACTATGCTGTGCGTACAAAGTATGACACTGAGACAGGTGAACCTGACACGCAATACTATCCTTATTTTGAGGACGGCTCTCTGGCAGGTCTGAAGTTGCGGAAGCTCCCGAAGTCATTCAGTGTACAAGGGCGGGTTAATGCTAATTCTGAGTTGTTCGGGTATTTCCGGTATAAGAATAGCAATTCCAAGATTATCTGCCTCTGCGCCGGGGAGATCGATACTATGTCTCTCAGGGATGCATTGGTCAACTATGCCAAGAATAAAGGTAGCGATTGGGAGGAAACGCCAGTTGTGGGGTTAGGGCTTGGCGAAAGCGGTAGCAACAAAATGGTCGCCGCTCATTATGATTGGTTCGACCGTGCAGATAAAATTATTTACTTTGCAGACCAAGATGAACCCGGTCAAGATGCTATTCCTGGCATCGTCAAAGCTCTGCCACATGGCAAAGTCTTTATTGCTAAGTTCAATGCTAAGGATGTTAATGAGCTTTTGATGAAAGGTCGCGAGAAGGAAATCATCAATGCCTTCTTCTCTGCATCTAAATACGTCCCTCCTGGCCTCGTTGGCAGCAGTCAGATGTACGACAAGATTGTTGAGGCCGCGAAGGCTCCGAAAGTACCATTCCCACCATTTATGCGGGAATTGAACGACATGACAGGTGGTGGCATGGACCTGAAGACGGCTGTGGCAATCTCTGCATCTACTGGCTTGGCGAAAAGTACGCTGATTAATGCCGCTGTTTATTTCTGGCTTTTCAACAGCACCTATAAGATTGGTGCCATTTCTATGGAGCAGTCTGCTGCACAGTATGGTGAGCTTATGCTTTCAACTCACTGTGGCCGTAAGATCGGTAAGATGCTACCAGAAGAGAAGCTGGAGTACCTGATGAGTGAGTATGTTCAGACGAAGCAGCGAGAGCTATTCTACAACGAGGATGGTTCCGACCGTTGGGTTGTTCTCGATGAGCGCGACAACTCTTTGGAAGCTATGAAGGCTAAAATTCTTGAGCTTATTGTGGCTTGTGGTTGTCAGATTTTGGTGCTGGATACACTGTCGGACATGTTGGACGCAACCACCGTGGAAGAACAACAGGACTTCACCAAGTGGATGAAGCAGATTCTCAACAAGTACGACGTGTTGATCCTGTTGATTTGCCATCAGCGCAAGGCAGCGAGTGGGCAGAAAGACGGCAGTAAAGGTGCGATGGGGTCTGAATCGGATATTCAAGGTTCCTCGACAATCGTAAAAAGTGTGGCGCTAAATCTTATGCTGTCCCGCGATAAGCTTGCTGAAGATGTGCTGACACGCAATACCACGATTGTCGCTTTGACCAAGAACCGCACAGGTTCGGAAACTTCCAACGAAGCTTGCAAAATTTACTACGACGCTGAGACTCACAGTTTACATTCACTGCAAGATTGGTTGGAGAAGAACCCTAACCAGTTCTAAGATTTGACAAGAAGGTGGTCTTACTGTATAATAGGTTTTTAAACAGAGAGAATAACAATATTATGCAGAAGCCACCTAGCGTGAAAGTAGGAGATAAGTTTACCAACAAATCTGGTGACGTAGTAACAATTGTAGAATACGTCACCTCGAAAAAGATCACAATCGAGTACGAGGACGGTGTAAGGGTAGTGGCAAGACAAGGCAACTTGAACAGAGGGGCGTTCAAACATCCGACGAAGGGTAAGATTTTTGTGGGTGACAAATTTCCATCTGTTGACGGGGATATTGTAGAAGTTTTGGAGTATAACTCTTGCACAAATGTCTTAGTACGTTGGCCTGACGGGGAGGTATCAAAAACATACGCTGATATCCTCAAAGAAGGTAAATTGAAGCACCCCACTCGCGGTAAGATTTTTGTTGGTGATGTGTTCAAAACTAACAACGGGCATACTGTTACGGTAAAAGAATACATTGATGCCTGGAATGTTCGTGTCGTGTTTGAAGATGGTGAAGAAACTACGGTTCAGGCATCGAATCTTCGCAAGGGTGTAGTTGGACATCCTAAGTCTACGCTGCAAGTAGGTGAGAGGTTCGTCACGAAAAGTGGCTGGCCGTACACTGTTGTTGAGTACCGTAATGCGTGGGACGTTACGGTAGAATTTGAAGACGGATCGAGGCAGACAGCCTCCGCGCATGCTGCAAGGAATGGCGCCATCAAGCCACAGAATCAGCCTAGCGTAGAGGGTATTGGTTATCTTGGCATCGGTCGATTTACTAGTGGCCTTCGTGAAAGTGGTGAAAAAGCAGATGAGTGCATTTATGGTTTCTGGATTAGGATGTTTAGTCGCTGCTACAATCCATACGAGTTGAACAAGCCACGTAACGCGCGTTACCGTGACATTCATATCGCAAAGGAGTGGCACAACTTTCAAAACTTTGCCGAATGGGCATATCAACAGCCTTACGCATTTGCTGACGATGCTGAGCTTGATAAGGACTTGTTAAGCAACGGTGTAAAAATGTACTCGCCGGAAACTTGCACAATCGTACCACAAGAAATTAATCTTTTCTTGCTAGAACAAGACCGAGGAGAGTATTATCGTGGCGTGAATGTTATCAAGCCTAAGTGCCCAAACGCAAAGGTTGGATATGTTGCTAGAACTTGCACTGACAAGGGACGAGAATATCTTGGGTACTATAATACGCCAGAAGAGGCATTCTACGCATACAAAGCCCGCAAGGAGCAATACGCCAAAGATCTTGCAGAAAAGTGGCGGGATAAGATTGACCCCCCCGCTTACGAAGCATTGATGAACTACACAGTAGAAATTACCGATTGACACAGGCAGACTGACCATAGTACAATGTCTGCTAACATTCTTAAGGAGAGAACTTTGATAGCAATGAAATTTCGGGTGAACAGCCCAGAGCATTCTGAGCAGATTCAGAAAAAGTTGTTTGAGATGGGATATAAGTGGGCAGGGAATGCTAGCCTTCAGCACACTGACAAGCCTGCAATTTTCGCAGGGTTTTGGGGAAAGAAAGAAATGACATACGCATCTGACTTTCATGGTTTTGAAGACGAAGGAAAATATAATTGTCAAGAGTACATCCTAACTCCACAAAACACTTTTGTGAAACGCTCCGAGTATTACAAGCAGCCTGAGACTCCTTGCAAGTGTGTTGTGTGCGAAGATCAACTACAAAACGCCGAACTTTATGCTGATCATGACTCAGACGTGGAAAACGAAGCACTCATCGAAAAGAAAAAAGGGTCTTGGAAGGATATTGTGTTCGGTCCTGAACTTACCTCCAAAGAAGAACATCAACGTCTTCGTAAGATGGACATTCTTCGTGCAATGTTGAAGAAGCTTGAGCAGAAGGAAAATGTGCCGGATGAGTGGCATGAGGAGCTGAATCAGTTGATGTGGGAGCGGCAGAATAGTCTACAATTTATCAAGGAGAAGAACTAATGAACGAGGGCGTATTGTCGACTTTTCTTGCAACAGACGCACAAATCATCGAAAAGCAGAAAGCTGTCGCAGACAAAGTTCTTGGCAAACTTTTCGCTATCGATCCTTTTGCAATCTGCGCTGGTGGTGCACCTCGTGATTGGCACTTTGGTAAGCCTGCTACGGACTTGGACATTTTCTTTCACACAGGTGTTGAGCAGCTTACCATTGTTGCGGAGATGCTTCGCCATGTTGGCATCGACATTGATAGCGGAAAAGCTGGCGAGAACCTGCCAGAGTGGTACAAGCTGAACCCTGACCTCAACTGTGTGTATTCTGCTGCTGTAGACGGTGTGAATGTGCAGCTTATGTTCATGCGGTACAAGACACAGGATACTGTCGTGCCACAGTTTCCATTCAGCATTTGCAAGGCGTGGTACAAGCATGGTACGATTACACTTGATCGAGAGTTTAAGGTGTGCGAGAAACACAAGATTATTGTGAAGACTGGTACGCTGTACAGTGACGAGCACAAGTATGTGCAGAAGATCAAGGCAAAGTTCCCTGACTGGCATTTCTGCAATACGTGGGAAGAAGCTTATAAGCATGCTTTTTATAAGGGGTGAATGATGGTTGATGTTAAAGAGCTTGTACGTGAGTACTACAACATGGGCTTTGGAGTACAAGAGGTTGTGGCAGTTTTGAACATTAGCTTCAACAGCAACTACACCTGGGATCAAGTAGCAGACATGTACATGGAAATTGAATGCGAGGAGGAAGGCAAATGAAAGCAGCATTGTTGCAGCGACAACTGAAAATCAATGCAGATGTTCTGACAGGTTTGTACGAGGAGATTGCCAAGCTTCGTGCAGCGCGTAAGGCGTATAATGAGCGTGCTGATGAATTTGCTGAAATGAGCTTTTCTTTCGACCAAACTCTACAGCCTGAAAAATCTCGCGAGCACAGTGAGAAATCTGTAGCTTGTCGGGAACAAGCTGCTGTCTACACACCATACATTCGCAAGTTCAAGAAGAAGATCGCTGCTGTGGAGGAGGTTCAGCGGGAACTCAAACAGAAGTTGAAAGCTGAGCAATCGGTAGAAGCTTGGATGGCTGAGGAGAGCTACGAGTGGGACATTACCAAGTTTGCTAAAAAGCAGCTTTACCAGTTCAATGGTTATATGGATAGCGACGGTAACGTTGTTTGGGAGGAGTGATGGACATCGAACTATTCACCAAAATCACTTTAGGCGTGACTGTTATATTCATTGTAGGGTTTCTCTATATTATTTTTGAGAGTGCTACGTCCCCAACCTTCAGCCTTGTAAAAAGCGAGTGGCAATGTACTGCGTCGCACACTCATCTTAGGCCACAACCTACTGGTAAAACTGTAATGATTGTGCAAGAAAATGTTTGCGACAAATACGAAAGGGTAAAATAATGGACAACCTACATTTCTTCATGTTCTCTTCTGGCGAGTATAGCGACTACTGCGTTGGCGGCATGTACGTTTGCGATCATATTGTTAATGCGGAGGGGTGGCGGCAGTTTGCCAAAGATAAGCAGGAGCAACGGCAGAAAGTTCGCAATGATAGCATTCTTAAATATCGCGCTCGTACAGGAGAAGGCAGTACACTATATTATGGTGTGCATGAGGGCTGGTACGCGAGTGAGGAGTGCGAAGAATTCCGAAAATACTGCGATGAAAATTGTCCGAAAGACTTGTTCATCAAGGCGCATGGGATGCGGAAAGTTGAGTACACGGAACTTTGGGAATATTGATTAGGGAGGTTGTGTGGGGATTTATGCAGCAGATATAGAAACTACTGGATTGCTGGAGCAAATGCAGAAGCAGGCCAACCCGAAGCTGCACAACTTCTGTGCTATTGATATCGATACGCCCCACACGATTCTTTTTGAGGGGCATCAGCGTAGTGATTTGCAGGAATTTCTGAATCAAGGCCACACCCTTGTTATGCATAATGGCAAGTTGTTCGACATGGAAGCTCTTAAGCTTCTTGGTTATGATGTGTCTCGTGTGAATCTTATCGACACTCTTGCGCTAAGCTGGTATCTTGAGCCGAACAGGATGAAGCACGGCTTGGCAGAGTATGGCGAAGAGTTTGGCGTACCTAAACCTGCTATCGAGGATTGGGAGAATCAAACACAAGAGGAATACAATCATCGCGTGCAGGAAGATTGCAAGATTCAGAAGAAGTTGTGGCAGAGGCAAGTCGCAAAGCTAAATGTGTTGTACGGCACTGGACCTGATGCACATAAGAAGATTATTGCGTATCTGATGCAGAAGATGGAAGAGTTTCGCCAGCAACAGCAAAATCGCTGGAAGCTTGATGTAGAAGGTGCGATTGCACTTCAAGCAGAGCTTGAGAAGGCCATTGAGGAGAAGACTGAGGCATTGCGTCAAGTTATGCCGAAGGTGCCGGAGTATGTTGTGCGCAAGCGACCGTCAGCACCGTTTAAAAAGAACGGCGATTTGTCCGAGGCTGGTAAGCGTTGGAAGGAAGTGACTGAAGAAGCAGGTCTTCCGTTTGAGCACACAGGCGACATTAAAGTGGTGAAGGAGTGGAAAGAGGGGAACCCGGCGTCGCATATTCAGATAAAAGCGTGGCTCGACAGTCTAAACTGGATTCCCGAAACCTTCAAGTTTGTCCGTGGTGAAAATGGTGAGCCAGATCGCAATATCCCGCAGATTAATCTGAAGGGTGGCGACATCTGCCAGTCAGTGAAGGATTTGATTCCAAAGTGTGAAGGTATTGAGCACATTGCAGGGTTGGGAATCCTCAATCACAGGTTGGGTGTTGTGAAAGGATTCTTGCGGGATCACATAGATGGGGAGCTTACGGCCCGTATGCAAGGTTTCACCAACACTTTGCGCTGCCAACACCGTGAAATCGTGAATTTGCCGAGTTTACGAGTAAAGTATGGTGAACAACTTCGCGGGTTGTTGATGGCGCGGCCGGGTATGAAACTGCTTGGCTCGGATGAATCGTCGCTGGAGGACCGCCTCAAACACCATTTCCAATGGAAGCTTGATCCTGAGTACGTCAAGTCTCAGATGACGAAAGGTTTTGACCCACACAACACCATTGCAGTGATTGCAGGGCTGATGACGCAAGCTGATGCTGATTGGTACTCGCAGTACAAAGCGTTGCCAAAGGCCGAGCATACGGAAGATGGCGATAAGAAGTTTGAGAGGATTGATGCCATTCGTGCTGTTGGTAAAAGTACTAACTATGCGTGTCAGTACGGGGCAGGAGTTGCGACAATTGCTCGTACAGCTAAGGTGAGCACAGCAGTGGCGAAGAAGTTGCACGCCGCATACCACAAAATGAACTGGTCAATCGCTAAGATCGCTAGTATGATGGTTGTCAAGAAAACTGATTTTGGAGACTGGCAGCTTAACCCCATCAACAAAATGTGGTACTCGCTCCGTTCGGACAAGGACAGATTTTCTACACTGATTCAAGGTACAGGGGCTTATACACTTGATCTGTGGCTTTATCATTGCGAGCGTCTTGCAAAACAAAGGGGATTGCGTTGGAAGCTGTTGGGTCAAATGCACGACGAACTGATAGCAGAGGTGCCAGAAGGTGAGGAAGAAGTTTATCGCCAACTTGTTTCTGATGCCATGAGAAAACTGAACGATCAACTTAAGCTTAATAGAGAGCTTGCGTGCGATATTAATTTTGGAGATAGGTATAGTGACATCCACTGACAAGATTGATTGGAATGAATGGTTCTATTATGATGAAACAAGTCCTAGTTGTTTGAGATGGAAGATTGCAGTAATGTCTGGAATGCACAGGAAAATAGCGCGCAGGTGCGCTGGAGAAATGGCAGGAGGGTTTTGCAAAACAACAGGAAGGTACTTCGTCAGGCTTAAGAGAAAATCGTACCTTGTTCACAGGATTATCTACGAAATGCATATGGGCAGTATTGCAGACGGATTAGTCATCGACCACATAGACGGGAATCCGTCTAATAACACTGTGAAAAATCTTAGGGTTGTCACAGGGGCTGTCAACACCAGAAATGCTAAAAGGCCATCCACTAATAGATCTTCTGCTATGGGTGTTTCGTACCAAATCCAGCGCAGGCGGGGCAGGACTTATGAAAACTTTGTGGCGACTTGGTGCTCTTGTGGAGTACAACATAAAAAATCATTCGCTGTCAAAAAGTATGGCTATGATGAAGCTTTCCGCCTAGCATGCGAGCATCGTGCTAAAATGATCGAAGAACTTAACCGGCAAGGGGCCGGGTACACTGAGCGTCACGGAACTTAACAAGGACAACACAGAAATGCGTTTTAAATCGTACTACGAAGGGCAAGCGGCGTATGCAAAAGGTAAAACCATCAACCCATACGAAGAGGGCACAGATGAGCATGAATACTGGCAAGACGGCTTCGACCACGCCCATCAGGCAGACATCGACAAAGAATACATCACAAACGTACGGAGCAGGAATGCGCAACAATTTTACGAATAGTCGTGATGTTGCTTGGAATGGTTCGACTTGGCAGTATGTGCCCAACAGATTTTACACGGAGGAATGATGGAATCCGAACAACAGCTTGAAGAAAGCTTCGAACGTTATGCAAAGAAGCGTATCAGTCTAGTCAAGCTTTGCAAGAAGTTCGTTGACGACAACAAAATCACCTGCGAGGAATGCATCTCTCAAACCGACCGCGTGATTGAAAACGCTTACGAATTTATCGCGAATATTTGTGACATTGTTGGGTATTATAAGGACAACCAATGAACCTAACCTTTCGAGTACAAATTGACAACGTCCCTGAGCTATATCTTTCAGAAGATGTCTCTGCCATCACTATGCTTTGGGTGAAGCAGAAGCTGCAAGAAATTGCAGAGGGACTTGAGGGCAACTTACATGATGTGGAGATGGGATGAGTAAGAAATTTACGTTTGATGCTATAGGGCGTGACCCTTATCCAGAAGAGATTGAATGGGCTGAAGAGTTTCGTCAGAAGTATTGTACTGAGAAACAATCTGTGTATGTAAACCTACCATACGAACTTTTCAATGTTGAAAAAGACCTTACAGGAAGGATTGCACAAGTAACATCTTGGTTCCGTCCGATTACGTACGAGACACCACAGTTTCGTGTAAAACTTACAAATAAGCAATGGGCGGATTTTGTTTCTTCTGCTGAAATGAAAACTTTGTACACTTTTTATGTTAAAGCCTCTGTAGAGAAGATTAAACCTTCTGACGGAGGCACTTACGAAAACTGGATGCAACTCGCTAACGTTTTGTTTTATGTTGAACATGGCACCCCGACACAAACCATCTAACCAGCTTCGTGCCACAACGAGGGAAGCATCTGACGAGGACTATGCGAAGCTTGCTGCTGTCGTTGTCTCGGCAATTGTGAATAAATGCCGAGATGTTGTGCTGAAGATGCCTTACTTTGTAGAGCTAGACCCCACGTTCCCAAAAGGGGTACTTTACAAGAAGGATAAGATGTACAACTATTATCGCGCCAAGGCGTTTAAGCTGATGGATTGGCTCTACAAAAATGGTCACGCAACACAAGATGCTAAAGGTGTGGTAAAAAGCTTACGCACGGTAAACAATCTTGTAGGCGAGATCGATAGAATGCTTGTGTCGCCGGAGAAAATGGTGTACAATGACGTTTTAGTGGATAAGGAGGATGTGTGACTAAGGAAGAAATTGAACTTCACCTAGAATATCTAGCATCTCGTAAGGACAAGCTAATGAACCAGTTGGCAATTGTTCTGTCTGAACAGAAACGCTACGAGTCGATGCTAAACAAAATGCACGAGCTAGAAAATGAGTGAGCTACAATACAGACTCATGCTCGTAAAAATCGGCTTGTTGTTAATTTGGGAGGACATTCTTGATTTATTCAGAATCAAATAAACAATTCTTCACCCGTAAAATTGAACTCAGGGGAGTTCAGCTAGATGTCGAATTCAGGTTCTACCAAGCAATCCCTGCAACAGCCGATGAGCCAGAATCGCCAGAGGAGGTGATTGTAGAGGCTGTGTTCATTGACGGTATTGAGATTAGCAACTTGTTGGGCGAGAAGGCTTGGCAGGAAATCGAACAAGCTATATTGAAACTTTGGGATGATAAGGAGGGTGCGTGAATAAGCTGTACATTACAAAAGAGCAGTTCGATACTCTCGTGAATCTGCCCGCTGTGAAAGAGCGGTACACTTTTTACAAGCAGCAATTCACGGATATTGTAGAAGGTTCGGAAATCGCAAGCTGTCATAAGCAGTGGATTAAATTCGCGGGCGTGGACTTTATTGCCGTATCGGACGAGACAAAGGGAACGGAATGACAATCTTCTATATCGTGTGCTGCCTGCTCTGCATGGCGCTTATTCTGTGCAACATCTACTTCGCAGATGACAAGCTTACTACTGGTCAATTAATAACTGCTGTGGTGTGGGGATTACTGCCATTTTTCAACACAGTTTTTCTTGTGATGCTTGTAATGGTGGCTTGGAAGCAGGCTGCTAAGGAGGCTAATAAGGATATGTAGCCTCTGCATTCTCAGGGGCGCGAAGGAGGAATCGTCAAGTGGCATTCCGCAAGTGCTGTAAATTTATAACTCAAGTGAAAAGGAAACAAAATGGCTGATAAAAATCAATACGGTGTTCTGAACAATGTTGTGCTGGCATACGCTAAGATCGCTGAACCGGTTAAGAAGTATCAATCTGAAGACCTCGTGTACGAAGTTGACTGCATCGTTGATAAAGCAACTGCTAAAGCTTGGAACAAGCAATTCTCCAAGCAGAAAGCTAAAGAGCTTGATGCAGAAGAGTTTACCGAGAAATTCAAGATGGACCCTCCGTTCGGTGGCGAAGAAGTGTTTGTCATCAAAATGCGCAAGCCTGCATCGAAAGATGGCGAGATGTACGACGAGAAGTATCGCCCGAAAGTTCTGCTGGACACGGCAGATGGTGAGCGTGTGGACATCACGCAATCGCGCCTGATTAGCAATGGCTCGAAAGCTAAAGTGTCGTATCGTATAACCGAAAACTCGTTCGGTACGTTCGGTCAACTGAATAACATTCTTATGGATGAAGAAGGTTTTATCGAGTACAAGTCGTCGGGCGGCGGTGCAGCGGGAAGTGAGTTTGGCGATGTCAAGCCCGTGAAGGTTGAGGAAGCTAAAGAGTCTGCTACGAAGGCTCGTGCCAACAAAGCTAAACAGCAAACCAAAGAGTACGACGAGCCAACACAAGAGGAACTTGACTCGGCGCCTTTTTGAGATGACAACATTGTAGAGTAACATCTGCCCCTGCACTCGAAAGGGTGTTGGGGCTTTATTGTTAGGAGGCTTATGAGAAAGTATGACCTATATTGCGACTTCGACACAGCCCTTGTCTCTGCCGCCGCTGCACAACAAAAGAACACAATCTTTGCTAGGCACATTGCTTCCGGAAGAAAGAAAGAGTACGATAACCGTACAGCATTTAAGAATTGGCTGAAAGAGAATCCTAAGTGGAAAGCTGAGCAGTTTGAAATTGAAGACAACGTAACGATTGTAGGAAGTGTCAACAATGCTGTTGAGGGTTTGTTGGGTCGAATGAATGACATCAACGAGAGTAACCCTGTCAAGAGTGTTAAGTTTATTGTAGGCGGACCTCACGGAAACTTCCGAGATAAGATTGCTAGGATTCAGCCGTACAAGGGGCAACGTGCTGCAAAGCCATTGCTGTTCAACGACATTAAGGCCAAGCTGCTAAGACGCATTCCTGAGTACATTGTGCAACCCGAAACCAATATTGAGAGCGACGACATTTGTAGCATCTGGCTTGCTGAACATCGTGAACACGGCGAAGACTCTGACAGGGCGATCAGCAGCCCCGATAAGGACTTGAAGATGTGTGTTGGTTGGCATACCGATGCTACGAGATGGGATGATGCTGCAACCTACGTCGAGGATTTTGAAGGGTTCTACCAGCTTGCCTATCAAAGTTTGCGAGGAGATAGCATCGATAATATTATGGGAATTCCGCACGCTGTAGATTCTGTGCGAGAGAAGTTTGGCATTCGCAAGGGTAAAGGGTTTGGGGAAGTTGCTGCTACTAAATGCCTTGTAGGGTGCGAGACAAAAGAAGAACTTGCTAAGCGGGTTGCTTGGGTTTATCAGGAAACTTTTAAGGACGGGTATCAGTTGGCTGACGGTACGACCTTATCTTGGGTGGAAGTGATGGATGAAAATGTTATGCTTCTTAAGATGCTTGACTATGTTGGTCAGCAATATAAATTTAGTGAGGAGTGGGCTCTGGTATGAACAAGAAAATCACTTTCGTAACAAACGAGGACGACTGGGAAGGGCTGTATATTGATGGTGAGCTTGAGGTGGAAGCCCACAGGCTTAGCGTAGAAGATGTGCTGGCCGTACTCGGCATTTACGCAGAGTATATTACTTGCGACCAAGATTGGCTTTTCGACCGAGGATATCTGCCTAGCGACCTCAAAGACGTGGTGGTGAGCGATGACTAAACAATCCTGCCCCGTACGCTACATGCCAGTAGAAACTTGGTATGGCTGGAAAGTAGTTGACACACTAACTTACGAAGAACGTGTTGTGAAGCGTTTCATTGGTTGGGATATTAGCGGCCTTAAGATTCTTAACGTGTACCACTATGTCCGCAACAAGAACGAAGCGGAGGGATATGTCTACAAGCCGTAAAGATGCTAAGCCGTGGGAGGAAGAAGGCAACCCTTGGGGAAGTGAGTCAAAGTTCATCACATGGGTGCGAGGCGTATTGCGAAAAGGTTGGTCAAAGTATCCGTTGAAGCACTTGTACAAACAGTCTAAGCGGCGCAAGATTCCTAACCCCAAGGAGAAGTTCTCCAAAAATCATGCAGAGATTTGGGGTATTGACTGTGAAGTGTGCGGCTTACCTCACGTCCAGGGTGACATTGAAATTGACCACATCGGTGACAGCGGAACCCTGAAAAGTATGAGTGATGTAGAGGGATATGCTAGACATCTCTTCATGCTGACGTATAAGGACATGCGATGCGTATGCAAGACTTGCCACGACGTAATTTCGCATCAACAGAAGAACCCTGGCATGTCCTTTGAAGACGCCAAGATTGATAAGGAAGTTATCGCGCTTATGAAAGACAAGAAAAAAGTTCTTGCACTGCTTCAACAACAAGGGTATAATTGTAAGAACGATTTGCAAAGAAGGGAAGCTTTGACAGAGATTCTTAAGGGGAAGAAGTAATGCAACAATTTTTATTTGAAGATGACGACGGGTCGCAAGGGGTTGTTTCCGCGCACTTCTACGGGCGAAACACAAGCTTAGTTGTTGTACACGATGCTGACAGAGATGCCGTACAATTCTACGAGGAGGACATTCCAAAGCTTATTAGAGCGTTGCAGCAGGCCCATGACTACATTCAACAGCAAAAGGAGAAGAAATGAAACTGCCAGATAAGTTTCAAATGCGTGTTAGCCGCATCCCCGGTTTCACACACACTGTCACTAAAAACACTCACGGAGACTACGAAGTGAATTGGGCACGAGGGTATCCCAACAAGATTGGTTCTTTGCCACGCAAGACGTTTGATGAGGGGTATGTCGATCAGACAGTCGAAAGTGGTGAATGGATTGTTGTAGAGGACACGCCGAAGCAAGACGATATGAAGCTGCCGGATGAGTTTTACTACCGCCACAGATACGGGCACGTCAGCGGTTTTGCGAAGCGGGTTGCAAACGGCTTTGACATAATTTGGGCTGATTGTGACGGCTGTATCTTTTTTGCGGAAAGCTTGGTGAATTATTTTGTAGACAACGGGTTGTGGAAAATCCTCGACAAGCGCCCACTCACAGCCGAACAACAACGAACTCTGAAAAACTTCCAAGAACAAGTGGCACAACTCGACAGCAGCATCAAGCTTAACGAACAAACAATTGAGCATCACACGCGACTCATCGCCAATTATAAATCTCGACAAGATGATCTCCGAGACAAGATTGCTGAGATTATGGGCGAGGAACTTCCTAGCGTTACGAAGGCGAAAGCGCTGAAGGCTGAATTGGGTAAACTGAAGGGGAATGTGTAATGGCAAAAGCTTGGGACTATCGCGTTGCAGTTAATGTGGATGATGACTGCTATGATGTCGTTGAAGTTTATTATGATAACTCGGGGAAGATTGAAGGTTGGTGCGCAGCGTCAGTGAACGGTTGGGAGCAAATGGAAGATATCCAAAACACGCTGGAGCGAATGCTTAAGGCTTTCAATAAGAAACCTGTCAAACTTGAAGACGAAGTGGTGAGGGAATACGAATGAGCCATATTGCAACTGTAGAAACTAATAAGCTTCTTGAGGAAGTGTTGTACGAGCTTCGGGAAATTCGCAAAGCACTTGAGGTCAGCGTTGAAGTACAAAATAAGATTTCCGCTACCTGTTCAGATTCGGCGAATATTGATTTTTATGAAATCCTCAAGCATAAGGAAATTCGATGAATATTGCTGATAAAGACTGGTGCGTTGAAGCTGTCAAGATGGCTAACGAAAATCCTGAAATGTCGTGGCGTGAAATCTCTCGCCGGATTGGTGTTGCGAAGTCCACCGTGTCCGACAACCTCCGCAAATACTTCAAGTTCCGTGAAACTGAAGTGGAAGCTGTAGAAGGAACTGTACCTAAAGGTGCTAAGATTCTTCTGCTGGATATCGAATGCGCTCCCACCACTGCGTACGTATGGGGTCGTTGGGATAACAATGTTAGCCAGAAGCAAGTGGTGCACGAGGGTTATCTGCTGACGTATTCTGCAAAGTGGCTTGGAGAACCTACCATTGTGTCGAATCGAATCTACGAAGCGCGGAACGATGAAGTGTTGGTGCGAGAGCTTGCAGACCTGATGAGCCAAGCGGACCTGTGTGTGGCTCATAACGCTCAAAAGTTCGACATTCCACTTATCAAGACTCGCATGGTTGCTCTTGGCATGACCCCACCGGCACCTAGCAAGATTGTGGATACGCTTCGGATTGCAAAGGCTGAGTTCCGCTTCCCGAGCAACAGTCTTGACAGCATTGCGGCGTACTTGGGATTGCAACGTAAAGCAAGCCACAGCGGCTTTGAACTGTGGACTCGCTGCATGGCGATGGATGACGAAGCATTCGAGGAGATGCTTGAATACAACATTCAGGACGTTGTGGTGCTGGAAGAAGTGTATATGCGGCTGCGCCATTGGAGCAAGACACACCCCAACGTTGCTTTGTACGAGCCTGCTGGCAAGCTTCGTTGTGTATGCTGTGGCAGTGAGAAGCTGGCTGATATTGACAAGAAATATTACACTGCAACGTCGGAGTTTATGCTGTATAATTGCCTTTCTTGTGGGAAGCAGAATCGGGGACGTAAGAATGTCTCTGAGCACAAGATTGATAACAGTCTTGCGAATGTGGGGAAATAATGCAAATTGATGACCATTACTGGAACGTTTATGCTTTCAATAACATCGCTGGCAACCTCAGCAATGTTGATGCGAACAGCCTAGAAGCACAAATTAAAGTGGTTGTAGAGGAAGTAAAAGAGCTTGAGAAAGCGTATGCTGACAAGGACGCTGTAGGGCTTCTTGACGGAGTGTGCGATGCGTTTGTCACAGTTGTTGGGCTGATGCAGAAGATGCAATCGGCGGGCTTCGATGTGGACAAAGCTATTGAACGTGTGTGCATCAACAATCTGGAAAAATATCCTACGCAGATGCTAAGTAGTGATTTAGATAAGTACTATCAGAAAGGTTGGGACGTGCTTTACAACAACGAGTATGATTGTTATGCGCTGAAGGATAAGAACGGGAAAGTTCGCAAACCTGATGGTTTTGTGCCAGTAGAAATCTCCGATCTAGTGCCTGTTAATTTCTTCGGAGGTGAAGCGTGAAAACTATCAGCGTTACTGATCTTAAACTTATTGACGGCCTGAGCCATCTCAACTACATGGAAATGGTACATCCTTCCAACGACCAGCTTGTTGGCAAATACCTTGACATGATTGGCATCGACATCACTAAACCGTTGGAGTATCGAGCATACCAGCACCGTAATTTGCAAGGGCAAGTTGTTGTTAACTTTCTTATCGCAGGCGACTTGAAGCTTGACCGTAAGAGTCTTACAAGTCAGTTTAGCACGTACGAAGATCGACTTATTGCTTCGTCTATTTACGACCGCTCCTTGTTTGAGCAACTTCACGAGCTTGGCAACACATCGCCAACTTACGGCGGAAATGCATTGGATGACAATATCCCTGTCAAGGAAGCTGAGGAATACAAAGAGGAAGAACTAAAGATTGCGAATGAGATTGCACAACTAGAAGAAATCTTGTACCATATCCGAGGGAGCCAAGTTAACCCGGACGGCAGCTTTAAAAGTATGGAAGACTATGTTAATCCCAAACCTGCTGAGAAACGTAGGAAGAAACATAAAAGCCGTAAGAATGTAGAAGGAAATATTGATGAGTAAAAAAGAACCTCGCATCAAAACACACACTAACAGTTATGTAACGTATTACCCGCAGTTTGTAGAGTTCGCCAACACGCAACTTGAGAAATGCTTCTGGACAGCGAATGAAATCGCTATGGAAAAAGACAAGCAGGATATGCTAGTCAACATGACAGACGCTGAGCGGCATGCTGTTACCACTGCATTGAAGCTTTTTGTCAAGTATGAGATTTTTGTTGGCACTGAATACTGGATGACTCGGGTGATGAACAAATACCCGCGACCGGAGATTCAACGCATGGCATCGGTGTTTGGCATGATGGAGTTGGCAGTGCATGCCCCGTTCTACAACAAGTTGAATGAAGTCCTTGGCCTCAATACTGACGAGTTCTACACAAGCTACATTGATGACCCTGTGCTAAATGAGCGTGTTGAATTTCTTGACAAGGCTGTGGATGGGCAAGATGATTTGCTGAGTCTCGCAACGTTTAGCATGCTTGAAGGTGCTGTTCTCTTCAGCAGCTTTGCAATGTTTAAGAATTTCCAGAGCAACGGCAACAATCTTATCAGCAATACGGTGCGAGGTATCAACCAAAGTCTGATTGATGAAGGTTTGCACCAACAAGCGGGGGCGGCACTCTTCAAGCAAGTTGTTAAAGAGACGAAGCTTAAAAAGGAAGAGTTAGACAGCCTGCATGAAGAGATTAAGCTTGTTGCAGGAGTCCTGCTGGAGCATGAAGAACGTATTGTTGATATGCTGTTTGAGAAAGGTCCGCTGCGTGGCATCACGGCTGAACAGATGAAATCTTTTGTAGCTCACCGTGTCAACGTATGTCTAGACTCACTAGGTGTTGATCCGTGTTTTGAAGTGGTTGACCACACCATTGAAGGGTGGTTCTACACGTCGGCACAAGGATACCAACAAGTTGACTTCTTTACAGGCGTGGGGCGTGAGTACCAGCGCGGATGGAATGAAAAAGCTTTTGAATGGAATGTGAAGGAAGATGAATGACTGAAAACCTCTACGAGAAATTTAGCCAAGAACGAAAAGAAGGGCAAGAGAAGGGAACTGTGCCACCGTGGATGAGCACAGCAGGGTATCAGATGTTTGTGCAGAAGTATTTGCATCAAGCGGAGCATCCTAAAGAGCAGTTCTTGCGAATTGCGAGCACGGCTGCTAAGCATGCCCCCAAACGAAAAATTTACGACGAGCATTACAAAGAGTGGTACAATCTACTGACGCCGGAAGACTATTGGCAGCAAAAGTTCTTTGAAGTGTTGTGGCAGGGCTGGGTGTGCTGCTCTACCCCTGTACTAGCAAACATGGGTACAAATCGCGGTTGTCCAGTTAGTTGTGCAGGAAGTGTGGTGGATGACAGTATCGAAGGCTTCTACGACGCTTATCGTGAGATTGCAATCCTGACTAAGCAAGGGTTCGGCACTGCGTCTGATCTGTCCAACATCCGTCCTCGCGGAAGCAAGATCAGTGTTGGCGGCAAGGCAAGTGGCGTGCTTCCAGTTATCAAGCACTTTGTGCAAGACATGCGAGATGTGGCACAAGGAACGGCGCGTCGAGGTGCATGGGCAGCTTACCTTGACATTGAGCACGGAGATTTTTGGGAAGTTGTGCAATACCTTGAAGAACAACCTGACGATCTGAACATCGGTTGGATTATTACTGACAAGTTCATTGCCAAGTTGAAGAAAGGTGGCAAAGAGGCTACCAAGCGATACCAACGGGCTTTGAAAGCGAAGATGATCTTCGGTAAGGGGTATTTCTTCTTTGTCGATAAAGTCAATCGTCAGCGACCGCAGATGTACAAGGACTTGGGTTTGATGGTGAAAGCAAGCCAGCTTTGTGTAGCCCCAGAAACGCAGATTCTCACGGACGTCGGATATCAGACTATTTCTGACATTGAGAATGAGAGCGTGAATGTTTGGAACGGGAAACAGTGGAGCGAGGTTGTGGTTCGTAAAACTGGAGAAAACCAGAGGCTTATTAAAGTTGTAACTGACTGCGGGCAGACTCTTGAGTGCACCCCTTACCACAAATTCTATGTTAAACGTGGATTCCAACGTAATGGTAAAGTAATCGAGAAACATGCTTGCGAATTGGTAAAAGGGGATAAGCTAGTCAAGCTTTCAACACCATTTATCGAAGGCGATCAAACTCTTGAGTTGGCGTATCAAAACGGCTTTTACAGTGGGGACGGTTGTTTCGAGAATGGCAATAGTCGAGTGTATTTGTACGGAGAAAAGCGCAAACTTTCTTGGTTGTTCAAAGACGTGAGTACGAATTGGTCTGTTCAAGATAAGCACGACCGGGAATACTTCAATGTTAACGGATTGCAGTTAAAATTCTTCGTCCCTGATGCATCTTACACTATAGACAGCCGTCTTAAATGGTTTGCCGGCCTATTGGATTCCGATGGGTGCGTGTCCCGTTGTGGAGATTCACAGTGTCTACAAATTGTTTCTACTCAACCAGGGTTTTTGGAGGCAGTACAATTGATGCTCCAAACTCTAGGAGTGCAGTCAAAGGTTAAACATGCCCGCGATGCAGGGGAATACAAGCTTCCTGCAAATGACGGCACAGGCGATCTGAAAATGTATGACTGTAAGGCTGTTAAGAGACTGTTAATCTCAGGGGTGGGTATTGTTACTTTGAAGAGTTTAGGTCTAGAAACACACAGGGTTCAAATTTCTGACCATGTTCCGAACCGAAATGCAGAAAACTTCGTAAAAGTGCTGGAAGTTGTTGATGAAGGTCGTGTAGATAATACATACTGTTTTAATGAGCCTCTTCTTCACATGGGAGTTTTTAATGGAATCTTGACAGGGAATTGCTCCGAAATTATGCTGCACAGCAGTCTTGATTACACTTACACTTGTGTGCTGTCGTGGATGAATCTGGCCCGCTATGATGAGTGGAAAGATACGGATGCCGTGTTTGTTGGCACTGTGTTCTTGGACTGCGTTATCTCCGAGTTCATTGAGCAAGCATCTAAGATTCGGGGCATGGAAAAGGCAGTTGCATCCACTGTGAAAGGTCGCGCGATTGGCCTAGGTGCAGGTGGATTCCACACGTACTTGCAAGAGCACATGATGGAGTTTGGAAGCGTTGATGCACACATGTTCAACGCCCGTGTCTTCAAACAGATTGATGAGCAATCTTTGGAGGCATCTAAGTGGTTGGCTAAAGAATTGGGAGAGCCCGAGTGGTGCAAAGGATACGGCGTACGATTCACTCACCGTATGGCTGTGGCGCCTACCAAGAGTACTGCACTGATCTACGGAGGTATTAGTGAGGGCATCAATCCCGACGTAGCTATGAGTTTTACGCAGCTTACGGCGGCTGGGGAAATGGATCGTGTCAATCCTACACTGCTAAAGTTGATTAAGGACAAAGGTTTGGACGTTGAGGCGTGCATTCGTGACACGGTTAAGAGTCAAGGCAGTGTGCAGCACGTCGATTGGCTTACCGACGATGAGAAGCGTGTGTTCAAAACAGCATTTGAGATTAACCAGAAAGACATTATTCGTCTTGCTGCAACTCGACAGAAATACATTGACCAGGGACAGAGCACAAATTTGTTCTTTGCGGGTAACGCTGACGAGAAGTTGATTTCGGAGATTCACCAAGAGGCGTTTGAGAATGAGAACATTCTTAGCTTGTACTATGTGTACTCGTCTCGTGGTGTTGTAAGTAGCAGTGGTGAATGTGTTGCGTGTCAGTAAAGGGAAATTATGATTATTGTATATTCTATGGAAGGTTGCGCTCAATGCGTTCAAGCTGCAAAACTCCTTGAACGAAAAGGTGTGCCATTTAAAGTTATCAAGATTGATGAGGACTTTGAAGCTTACGAATTTCTTAAGCGTGAAGGTCATCGCAGCATGCCTCAAATTTACCGAGACGATAAGCTTTTTATTCAAGGTGGATATTCCGGCCTTACCAAGCTTACAGACGAACAGTTTGAAGCGCTGAAACAATCTTAAAAATCTTGTTGACAAGAGCCTTGCTCATCAGTAGAATGGCTCTTGTCGATTTAGACGAACAATCTTAAGGAGAATCTGAATGAACATTGTGACAGTGGAGTTTAACCTAGACGAAAAAGGTACACAGAAGTACTTCGATATCGTGTCTGTAGATCATACCGATGAAAAGTACTTGAAGCTTGTGCGAGCCACGAGTGTTGTTATGATTCGCCACAGCTTTGTTTTGAGCGTAACTGTAGAGTCGTACTGATGAACATCGCACTCGACTACGACGACACATACACTCGACACCCTTACGTGTGGGATAAAGTGATTGAAGCTTTCCGCAAGGGCGGCCACAAGGTGTATGTAGTAACTTGGCGTTTTAAAGAAGAGATGCAACAGGTTTACGAAGCATTGGACGGGAAAGTTCATGGCTTCTACCCGGCAGGGCGTAAAGCAAAAGAACAGTTTATGTTCGACCAAGGCATTAACATTGATGTTTGGATTGATGACAACCCAAGAGCAATCTTGGTTTCTATGCAGGGATATTAAGGAGAAATAACAATGGTAAAGAAAGCAATCACCCTCGACATCGGCACTGTGGACGTACAAAAACTCACGGGCTACCTTCAACGCGGCATCTCTGTTCTGGCTGAACAGGACTCTTATAAAGAGGACTTCAAAGCTCTGATGGAAGAAGCTACTGACGAACTTAAAGTGGACAAGAAGTTGCTGACGGCCTTCATCAAGGCTCGCTACAAAGCGAACACTAAAGATATCGTAGCTCAAGCTGAAGCGTTGGATGCGCTGAGCAAGGCTGTTGACGAGTAAACAATGCCTCGATGCATGTCAAGTGTGACAATGTTGCATATTTCAGTAAACACAATTATACGTTGGAGAAATACAACGCAATAAATCACACATATTGCTTGCGTCCAATATACGTGTAGGCATACACTTACATCTAAGCTGATTCGGAACAAGGCGCAACCCTCAGAATCAGACAGAACAAGAGTCGAACGACCGTGCAGCAAAACTAACAATTCTCTACCAAGAACGCCTGTATAGGCATAACCAAAGGAAAGCTAGACATGAACATCCTCTCGACCGCAAACGTCATCCTGACCCTCCTGCCGATCATCACCGACACTGTGAAGAATGTCGAAGCGGCTGTTGGCTCCGGCAACGGCGCTCAGAAGAAAGACCTCGCAATCGGCATCATCAAGTCGATCTACGAAGCATCCAACCCGCCAGTTGCTTTTGACGCCATTGTCAGCCATATCACGGAAGTGATTGCAGCAGTTGTAACGTTCTACAACAGCATTAAGGCATTCCCGAAAGCTGTTCAGCAAGCAGCAGCATAAGCTGCAAATAAAAATGCCCCGACACCACTAAGGTGAAGGGGCGAAGGTAAGCGACTCTACCAAGTCTGCTTCAAGGAAAGCGAGAGGGCCGAGCTAAGGATTCCTCTCGCCATTATTATATTCGACATTTCAAAGTGACGTCAACACCTTTGATGCTGTCAAGCGTCTGAGTGAAGTCCGTTGTCAACAGAGACAATAGGCTTGCTGTGTTCTCTTGCCCATGCGATAGCGCGCTGTCTTGTATCATCGTCAATAGATGATTGTCGAACCTCGGAATCGCTGACAGGCGACACTTCGGCGGGCTTTTCTTCGGCAGGTTGCTCAACACTTGGCACAGACGATTCGGCCTCTCGTACGGCTCCCGCTGGCAAGCCGATGTGTTTGGTTGTCGCAACGGTGAGGCCAACGTTAACGAGGGCAAGTACGCCAATTGCAATATCAGCACAAGTCTGCATATCGATGCCAAAGTCATATCCAAAGGCCTTTGCTAGTTGAACCAACGCGAACAAAAACGCAGCCACCATATTTGCCGACACTTGGTGAGCCTTCCACGCCTTCGGGTTGTCCACCGACTCCCCTGCTTGCATTACAGCCCACAGCGCTTTCAATTTATCCAACATGATGTTTCCTTAACTCTTCTAGGGTGTGCCCTGCTTCTTGTAGATGTGCCATCTCTTTGAAGCTGACCCAGCGACCAGCCCACTCCAGTCCAAGCGACTCGCCAATCTCGCCACACTTAGTGAACGTCTTGATGTCACTCCACTGGCATTTCCCGTTGACAATAGGGCAAAAATCAAATGCTACGCGGAAATTGTGGAATGACTGTCCCGCTTTCGCATTCGTCACAATCGGACCCTTCGTAGTACGCCCCTGCGCGTACAGTGCGTCTTGCGATTCCGCATCCCTATACGTCGATGTGATAATGACATCGATTCCCGCCTCTTTACACTTCTCGATAAACTGCTGACACTTGACCTTCATAGCGGGTGTCAAGTCGTCTAGTGATCTGCTGTTAATCATAATCACTCCCTCTGTTCAATCATCTTATTCAGACGCTCATCAATCCGGTCCAGGCGGGCGTCGAGCTTCGTGCCGTAGGCCTCAAAAGCCTTGTTGATGTCTCTCAGGGCGTCTTTTAGTTCTGCACTGGAAGCATAAGTTTCTGCTACGTGCACCTTGTACACTGCCAAATCGTTTTCCACTTTGTCAGCCTTCTTCTTCGTCTCTGTCAACAAAAACCACAACACAACACACAAAGCCCCCAACAGCGCCTGAATAGGTCCAACCAACATCGCATAGTCCATACTAATCTTTCGTAACAAATTTAAGAGGGTAGCCTAGCGATAATGCGCGTTGGACTACGGCGGCAGGAGTGGCTTTACTCCCAAGATCAAGCCCCGACAGCTTTCGCATGCAAATGGTTAGTTCAGCACACTCCCAGCGTTCAGAGCAGCCGATACGCAACAGGTCAAGCTGCCCTTCAATCGCCTCAAGCTTGCTGTACTCCTCTCCCACTTTAGAGAGGCCGTACTCTCGTTCTTGCTGTGTCATAGGCTTATCTGGCACTGCAATCCAAAAGAAACCATAGTCCAGATATTTCTCCAGCGGGTTCAAACCAACCGACGGAACAACTGCCTCTAAGACGTATGGAGAATCCCTATCACTGCCAGCAACAACGCAAACGTGGCTGTACTCCGACTCAGTTACGATGCGAACAATGTGAGATTCAATGTCAGAGATAGATGCCCAAGGCTGATGGGAGCAAGCAATAAGATCACCACTCTTAATAAGAGATTTAGCTTCAGAAAATTTCATGACGTCAAACCTCCTCGATTTCAATAGTGGCAGCTACATATGAAAAGTATGGAGTCGACATTGAAGGACTCGTAGCAAGCTTCCCATAAATCATGTGCACAGCTTCAAGGCTCGCATCAGAATTGTTCGGATACAGTGATAAGAAGATGGGTTTGCTCATGCCATTGCCAAACAGAATATCCCACAGTTGCTTACGCGAAGCTGGCTCAATACTGGCAAGATTCAAAGCCTGTTTACGATGTTTTGTGCCAACGTAAGTGTAAAGGTCGCCTGCATCTGTTCTTGTATGGGAACTTGTATCTGCCACTTGCAGTGTCGTACCTTGAGCCTCTACAACCGACGGTGTCCAGCTATTGCCAATAACAAGTCGGCTGGCTTCAAAATACGCAGCAAGATTGTTCGTGTCAGTGATCGTGATAACCACCTTTTGTGCTGTCACTTTGCTGCTGAGCCAAAGCCTCGCATACACGCCGCCGCCATACGCAAAGCTATTTACACCCTGCCCGGATGCCCATGATAGGGTAGATGCGGATGGGCAGCATGTTAGAGCACCTGTATCCAATGCGGGGTCAGTATCTGTGCTGACAGTGTAGAACTGCGCCTGCATCGTGGCTGTAGAGCTACCATTGGTGAATGCGAGAGCAATACCGTCAATAGTTTCGGCAGTAGACCACGTAGCAGTGATGGTGAGTGTTTTGTTAGTGCTGCGGCAAACTTTAGATTTAATATCACTTTTAAGATTTGCAACAGGAAGGCCACTGGCCGTAGCAGAGGAGGAAAGTGTCGCCCTATCTGCCGCATTATCGTAAATTACTCGTAGATTAGACAATCAATCTCTCCTTTAACAATGTTATAGATTATAACACTCTTAATGCTTTAAGTCAAAATTAGACAGCTTGAGAAAGCACGGCGAACAGATCGGACTTGGCAGTATTAACTCTGTCAGCAACGGCTTGTTCAGTGGCAGCATGCCTAACATCCTCTTTAGCAATCAACCTGATTTTCCTGATGGATTCTAGCAAGCCATACCAATTGTCCGCTGTGCTGATGATATTGTCGGCAGCTTGCTGTGCTGTCCAATTGTCCCTCCACTTAGCATCAACCCAACTTTGAACGCACGATGGGACGTTATCAGCAGGGTATCCAGCAGTCTTAAACTCACGTGCTTGTTGCTCCGCACGGAGATATTCAGCCGTGTTGGTCTGCTTGGAAAGCACTAACATTCTCACGTTATCTGCTGCATCATCAATTTGAGAAATGGCATGAGCTATAATGTCTTCAATAGAAACAACCCACACAGGCGCATCATGCCATTCCAGCACGGCATTAGGTGTAGGGCCATCGCTTAAGCGCAGATCGCCTTGCCAAGAGTAGTAAACAATATTATCCTCGTTCAGAGGTGGCGCGTTCATTGGCCCTTCCAGATCAGGGGCATCTGGCCTACCCACGCCAAACAGAACTTGGTTTGTGGTTTTATCGACAGCTATGAATTGAGTCATGAGAAGTAAATAGTCGTAAGATAAGTGACAGTTTTAGAGACATTAGAAGATGTGTCAGTAACAACACAGGTCATATAAAAATCCTGCTCATCGCCGTTTAAACGACCATTCGATTCAATCGATAGCTGCGCTTGATAATTCGTAGACGACCCACCAACCCACCCACGAGAAATGCCGGACGTGCTAACGCTCCACGAATACGTATACGGCCCAGTGCCGTTGGTTGGGTTTGCGGTGTATGTGCCACCAAAACCATTTGTAGCAGTGTGAGAGATTGTGTACGAATTAGAGCTGCTTGTAATAGTGGCACTAAATGGGGTTGCAATAATCGGGTTCTGAATGGTGAGGGATGTGCCATCCCAGCGAATCCCTGTCCCATTTGCAACACCCAAGCTGAAAACAGCAGTGCTGCCGCTGTATCCGAGAAAGAATCCAGTGCCTGTATTATATGCGGTTTGACCTGATGCTACGTAGCCGCCTGATGCCACAGTAACGGCACCAAATGTGCCTGATGCAGATGCCAATGTTCCTGCGAACGTTGCGTTACCATTTGTTGCATCAAGGGTAAACGTAGCAACACCACTGCTGTTGTACGCCACGATGCCATTCCGGTTTATGCCAACGCCGCTGCCACTTGTACGATTACCGGAGCCATCCCATGCGAGCGTGCCTGCCGATAAGCCTGCACCACCTGAGAGAACATTTTGTGCGTTGGATTTAAGCTTTTGGGCGAGACCATTTGTGCCGTCGTTGACGGCGTTGTAAGCTGAGTTGCCGTTGGCTGCATACGATGCCGCAAGTCCTGCTTCCATACCGCCGACGTATGTTCCTGATGGAGCGCCAACCGTTGCATTGTCGGCTGGCTTGCCGGTGCCGCCGACATCGGTCCACTGCTGCTGCTTGTTGTCGGTCGACGAATCGTAGAAGTCGAAAGCCAGGTTGTCGAAGATGCAGACCGAACCATTCGCCCAGTTACCACCCGGCATACCAGACCATGACGCCATCTGGTATATCGTCATGCCCCAAATAACTTGCCCGGCCCCCACACGTGCAATAAATGGCACGTGTTGCCAGCCCGTCACAGTTTTGTCGGGCACGATGACTTTATTGTCAACGAAACCGATGAATGACGAATCGGTGAACAAGCGGATCAGGTAGCCCGGCGAGCCACCACCATTGTTCGTGATGACGTTGATGTCGAACGAACCTTGCACGAATGTGCCCGCCGGCAAGGGTGTCGGGAAGTTGATCGCTGCAAATATACCCGTTTCCCCCGAAACCGTATATTTGACGGCATAGGGGCCGGTGCGATAGTTGGATGTCTCCTTTACCGGAGCGGTCCCCCATGCATTCCACCCGGCCGGATAGGTGCCGGTCCAGTTGGAGAACTGCGGATTGAATCCGAGCGCCGTGGCAGCGTCCGCAGCACTCACGGTTGCGTAATCGGCGGGCTTGCCGGTACCGCTCACATCCACCCACTGCTGCTGACTATTGAGCGTTCCCGGCGCAGCAGCCGAAACAGCAAGTTGCCCACCCGCAGAAAGAATAACGTTATTGCTAGAATCCCTCAGCGTCCACGATTTAGCCTCCATGTGCCCATTGCTATCAATAGACCAGTTGTTGGCAGAGTCCGAAATCGTGTCAGTGATATACAACCTGCCCATATTGCCAGTGATGGCAGAAAGATTACCCACTTTCAACGACGACCAATAAGGAATCGACCAAGTAACCTTATCCGTAGTCGGGTCATAAATACCGTCTGTTTGATAAAGATATTGTCCCGTTGACAGCGTAGGGACGGAAGCTGACCAAGTACCGGTAAGGCCGCCGCTATTCGTTGCAGGCAGGCTTGTCTTGCCAGTTGTTTGCGGAGGGGCTGTAGTGGTTGTCCCTGTTGTGGATGCGCAGTAGGCTGTGACATACGAAGCGCCAGATGCACCTGCTGCACCATTGGAGCCAGAGCCACCAACTGCAATAATTGCACTGTCAGTCCAGTTGAAACTTGTAGAGGTGTTTGTAGCAGAATCCGTAACACGAACTCGTGCAGCCCACAAGGTCATGCCCTGAGAAGGCGCCACGCCAGGATTAATTTGCCAACCCGACGGTGCAGTACCGAATGTGCCAGCATTTACACCTGTCCAGATATATGTGGCCGTTCCAGCAGGAGCAGAAGGTGCTGTGGAAGAGTCCCAACGATATACTTGAACCGTTGTAGATTGAACGCCATTCGCACCGTTGGTTCCATTATTGCCGTTTTGGGACCAAGTCATCACTGTGGCATTGGAATAGCTCACAACTGTAGAAGCAGTGCCTCCGGGCGCTGTAATCTGTACTGCTGCGGCATACAACTGGAAGCCGGATGTGCCAGGGTTAGTAGGGTTAATCTGCCACTGGTCTGTGCCAGTATACGTGCTGTTAACGCCAGTTGCCCAGGTGTAGCCCGTAGTCCCGTTAGGATTTGCAGGTTTACTTGTAGCCCACTGGTAAAGATAAACGGTGGCGTACTGATTACCTGTGGAGCCGTTAGAGCCAGTTGCACCGTCAGTCACTTTGGAGAGTGTTACGCTTGCAGTAAAAGCTTGACCGTTTACATTGATCGAAGTAGTGACAGTGCAAGACGTACCAGTCAAACTAGAATACGCCAGAGTCGCAGTATTGTCGTGATTGTCTGTAACCGTTGCACCAGTTGCCGTAAAAGCCACTGTGCCAGCAATACCAATCAGAGCAGCCGTAATAGTGATTGAAGAAGGCAATGCATTGCCATTAGAATCTACTTTAAATGCAGGCGCACTCGTTCCAAGAATAATCTTAGAGCCGAGTGGATTTAGCGCGCGCTGAGAACTGCCTAACAGCAGAACGTCCCTGTCTCCAATTACTGTTGCCATCTGATTCCTTTAAACTAAAATTTTTACTGTGATTGTGCCTTTAAACCAATCAGGAGAAAGGGAGACAATCGTTCCAGTTTTTCCGTTAGCCAAGCCAAAACGAGGATGAGTGATTGTTGCAGCACAACCAAGCGATAGCGAGCCAATCAAATCTGCTGTGCCTTCAAACTGAAACACTGTACGGGGAACACTCCACAAAGCTACACGGCGGTTCGCCTCAGTGTTTGCATCAGTTCGGCGCTTAAGCATTGTGTCGGTCTGCGGAGGTGCATCGTTCAGCTTATAATCAGCCTTAGTCTGCAAGTTGGTCGATGTGGCCGTAAGCCACTCTGTTGCGAACATCGTCTTGTGGGCATCTGGAATACCTGTGAGAAGATTATTCTGAACAGTCCAATTCTTGTCGAACCCAAGCATCACAGATGCCTTAACAAATGGTCGTTCCGCAATAACCAGAGACTTCTCAAGAATCTGTGCAGGGCCAATTGCCACAGGAGTGCCAGTGCCGGGAATGCTCACTTGAATAAGCTGCATAAGCCCTGCACGAGACATTACAAGACGGGCATCAACACTTGCTGCAATGTCTTGGCAAAGTGTAAGCAGGTTAGTATTGCCATCTGCGTACACACCAATTGGCTGAGAACATTGCGTGTCAAACTGTGCCAGATTGGTTGTATCGAGGTCAGCGCTCGTGAAGCGAGACAATGCGTTGCCATATCCTGTCACGAGTCGTTGAATAACTTTGGAGATTGTGTTAACGTACGTAGGGTTCTTGTCACCCTGCACAGACGCCGTAATTTCTCCAGCCGAAGCCTGATTCAGCGTGAAAGTTCCTGCTGCGTTATTCACTGTAACGCTGACAGGTTGTCCGTTATCTCTGACCTCCAAGATACCTTCAATAGGTCCGTCATGTATTTGATATGTCAGAGTGTTGCCAGTGATGGGATCAACAGGTGCCAATTGCGGAGACACGTTATGGGCCTCACCAAACGTAAGGCTGACCACGTTATCCTTGTTAGTGCCTGTGCCACCAATCTTCTCATCCGTCACAGGCGAGTTGAGTTGCTGAAGCTTATCCCGGATTGTCAGCGTCAGAGTGTCCCTAGAACTGCTTGTAAGGGTTGCCACCACACCGTTGAAGATCAGTTGGAAATCACTTCGTGCCCAGCTAGGATCACCAATCCATGCTTTCACACTTCGGTTGTCCCAAACGTCATCCAACCAACTGTCTCGTTCTCCGTTGTAGTTGGCAACCTCAATGTCACCTCCAGACATTCCACCTGTACCAGCAATATCCAGCACTTCTGTGTACTGAATACCACCAATCACGATTGGGTCGTAGTATTGATTAGCAGGGGTGTCTGTTGGAGAGGTGACGTATGGTCTAGTAGAAAGAAAACGGGTCGTTTCGGACCCGCCACTCTTTACACTAACTTCAACCAACACAATACGCGGGACGGTAGGATTATTCAGCCATGCATCAAAATCTACCATTTATTACCTTTCTACTGTTTGGTATAGCTCGCCAGTTTTAGTCGTTGTGATAACAGCTTTAATGACCTCGCCGATTGCCTTGCCAACAGAAGCTTGACTATCGTACGTAGCCGCAGCATTATTCTGCAATGCGTTGACGTTGTTAGCGTCACTCTGTTGAACAGTGCCTACCAAAGTTTTAAGCGTTTGCAGCAACTCGGCATTCGTAGCATTGCTGTTCGTAGCTGTGCTTGCAGGCGATGCACCATTCACCAAATTGTTCAAGCTGTTGAGAATGTCTGTGGCAGTGCCATTCAGTGTATTCAAACTTGTCAACTGATTGGTCATTGTGTCAAGCTGCTTTTGAGCGTCAGAAACACCACCATCAGCGAAGTCCTGCACCTTAGCCAACTCGTCTTCAACCTTCTGGAAAATCGCCGTGTAAGAATCGCTACTCGCAAACATCGTACGTGCAGCGTCCAGATAAGATTGAGCAATGTCCGTTACATGCCCTTGTGCATTCTCATCTCCAGCCATAGCCTTTTTGATTGTTGTTTCAAATTGGCTTGCTGCCGCTGCAAGTTGCTGCTGCGGAGTGAGAGGAGACGAAGCACTCAGGACAAGTCCATCGCGGAACTTGTGGATGTTGTCAGAGAATTGCTTCAGCTTGTCGATTACGCTTTGGATAGAACTCTTTGTGGTATCATTAACTTTAGCAAGGCCGTCAATCGCAGAGCCAAACGTAGGAGCAAGAGTCATCAGTTTGTTGAACAGAGCAACACCAGAGTCAGAAGTGAGGTCAAGACTATCAACAACCAGCTTGAAGTCTTCCTTCGTTTTGACGCTAGACAGACCCATCGCTGCGAGAGAGTCCTGCACAGATTTAACCACAGGGGCAAGCTTTTCGTTGTCCGTGTAGATTGCATCTTGATAAGACTTAACAGCTTTCGTCAATGCATCCGAGCTACCAAAACTGTCCACCAGCTTTTCAGCTTGAGCAATACCGGCTGCTGCTTGTGGCATTGTCTTGCCCAACACTTTGAACACATCGTTCACTTGCATCAGATCATTGGCAACACGAGAGACTGTCTCAAGCAAGCCTTCCCCAACTTTCTGAAACTTAGCCAAGTCAGAGAACATAAACATCGACATCTGATCGCCAAGCTTGGAGAAAATGTTTTGCAGTGTGGTTTGAATCTGATCGGAGTTCATTCCTTTCAAGCTCACTTTACCAATGTCCACTACAAAACTATTCAACCTTTGGTTAAATGCGTCACCGCTTACGCCGAGAGAAACACCCGCCTGCTTAATGGCATCTTCCATCGACAGAACAACTTTCGTGAATTGATCTGTTGTGTTGGGGTCAAGCTTAGACAAATCGGTATTATGCTTATCGGAGCTAAACCAGCCTCCACTCTTCGTTGTGTTTGTGTATTGACTTGCAGAAACACCTTGTGCGGCAATCTGTGCAAGTGATTGCTTATTGACTTGAAGACCTGTATCATCGACAGTAACTTTGCCGCCAAAGATGGAGGTTGCAATTTTGCCGATCATGCCGCCAATCAAAGGAATCTTACCGAGAGTGTTAGCGACTACAGAAGAAATCCCTGTTAAATACGGCTGGGCAGTTACACCTGTCAGAGAGCCGCTAGTTGCAATGCTCTTTGCCAAGGCTGTGATATTGTTATTCAGAGAAGTCATTGCAGTTAGCATGTTATTCTGAACAGCTAATCCGAGGCCAGAAGTTTTCTCGACAATCTTCAGAGAGTTTGCAATCGAGTTGCTTTTCTCACCAACAAGAATCACTTTGGTGCCATCTGTGATTGTTTGAGAGCCGAGAACTGTGCCAGTGCCTTGAATCTTTTGTTGGTCTGCTGAGGAGAAACTACCTCCGCTGCCACCGCCTGTCACTGCGACACCAAGCCCTGCCACAATCGCTGTCATTGCAGCCATACGAGCAAATGCTGTGTAAGGATCGCCTTCACCTTGCGTCAGAATTGCATTGACACCTTTAATCAGGGACAGAGCAACTTCGGCAGTGTGGAGCACCATTGCGGCTTTAGCCATTGCTTGATAACCCGTGGAGCCCTTATCGAAGAATCCACTTGCTGCGTCAGCCATATTGCCGTACATGCCAACTTGGTTCTGTGCACCTTGTAACTGGATATCGTTGAGTTGCTTTTCTTTTTCTTGTACACTGAGCGAAGCATTCTCACGAACAACACGAGCTTGATTAGTAAGGCTAATCTGGTCAGCTTGACCCTCTGCAAAAGCTTTGAACATCTTACCAGCGGCAGTTCCAGCATTGCCGAATGCAGATGTCAGGGATTTCTCAATCTCGCTTCCGATGTCTTTCCACATCCTTACTTGTTCAGTTGCCACTTTTGTGAGTGCGGAAGAACGTCCAGCAGCAGCATTAATCTTAGCTTGAATCTCTTCCCAATCTTTCTGGGCTTTAGCACGATCTTCAAGAGCTTTCTTTTCAGCGTTCAGTCGAATAACTTCCTCAGCGCTGCCTTCACCCATTGCTGTGATGGCATCAATCTGCTGCTGCTTCCATTCGATTTCAGCTTTCGTGAACTCGTCCTGCATCTGCTTCTCGTTCGTGATCGCAGCACGGGCAGCTTCTGGCACACGGTTGTACGCATCAATCTTGTCTTGAAGTGCTTGAGTTTGCGAAGCAATTGTTTTGATAAACTGTGCAGCTTTAGCGTCAGCATCATCTTGTTCTTTTTGCGCACGAGCAGCAGGGTCAGTTGCAGACCTATCTTGACGCGCAGCAGTGTCAGCTTCGTTACGCTCGATACGTTTACGGAGTTCAGCACGTTTAGTCGCAGCATCTTCCATCAGACGAGTGTCTTTGGAATAGAAACCGTCAACCATACGCAACTGAGCTTCTAGCGAATCGTGCTCAAGTTGCGACTCGTTCTCAAGAAACTCTTTCTTAGCGTGGTCTGCAACGGAGTTGGAGATTAAGCGCTTCTGCTGAAGGTCGTCGATAAACTTAATTTGATTATCGTAATAACGTTTGTCAATTTCGTATTTGGCGTTAGCTTCAGCCAAATGTTGATTCAGCCCAGCGAGGCCGTCTGCTTTAGGCTTCGGACCCGCCTTGATACTGTCGCGCTCAACCTGCTTGCGCATCATTGCAACACTATCATCCGAAAGCATGTCACCCGTCATTGCACGGAATGTAGGATCGTTTTTTGCACGCTCGCGTTGCTGAGCAATAATGTTGTCGAAACGAGCAAGGCGTTGTTGCAAGTTCTCTTCGCCTTTGGAACGCTCCATCAAGTTGCGCATATAGGTCAACTGCTCATTAGCCAACCTGTCCATTGTCTTTTTGTGACCTTGTTCAGCAGCATCGTAGTTATCTTGCAGAACTTTATTTTGCAGTTTGGAGAGTTCGTCTTGTAGCTTTTTGATACGTGTTGGGCCAACACCGTTATCTTGTGCATGTTGCAGCGCATCTTTGGCTGCATTAATCTGATCTGTCATGCTGCCTTTATGCAGCAGGTTGTTCCAGAAATTAGAGGCTTTTGCAGCAAGAGTATCTAGCAATGCACCGAGGGGAGTAAGCTGCGCTTTCAATTCTTCAGCACGATTCTTTTCCTCGTCTGCCAAAGCTTTGATAGCTACACGGGATGCTGTAGCGTGCTCACCTTGACGTTCAAGCTGCATAATATGAGCAAGCACTGTTGGCTCAAGGAAGTGCATCTGTTCGTCAAGCTGCATAGCGGCGTTGGAGACATCCTTGAAGCCTTTATCAGTGATCTTCAAAGGATTGCCAGCAAGCTTCTCAAACGCTGCTGTGGTCTTTTCAATAGACACGCCAGCATACTTTTCGAGACCAACGGCAGCTTCTGCGATAATGTTGATTTGATCTGCTGCAAACCTGCCCGTTGCAGCCAACGACATCACAGCTTCACGGGCTTTGCCGAACTCACCAAAGGAGGAGCCGATGCGATTTGCCATTGTGTATAAGGCATCGCCTGTAGCGCCTGCCGATCCACCTGTTAGCACAACTTCATGATTAAGTTCTTTTAGCGCTTGGGCACTTTTGTTGTACGTGTAGATTGCAGCGCCGATAACAGCCGCACTTGCTGCAATAGCACCGATAAACACACCGAGACTCAATCCGAGGGAAGATGCAGCAGCGCCTGCTTTCTCAAGCAAACTCGGCAGGAAGTTAATACGTTCTCCCAGCACGATAAGAGAACCACCAAAACGTTGAAACTGGCCCTGGCTAAGTTCATGACCCAACACCATCAATTCACGGGCAGAACCTGCCGTAAGGAGGTTAAAGCTTTCGTGCGGGCCTTTTGCATTTTTGATGCTATTGATATAGCCGTCAACTTGTTGGCTCACACCAAGAGTTGCGGCTTTCATGCGCATCTGCTCCGCATTGTATTCGCGAAGTTCTTTTGTGGACATGCCCACAGTTTCAGCTTGACGTTTGAGCGTTGCAACAAATGCTGCGGCTTCTTTGTCGGCAGCAGATGTTTGTGCAGCAGTTTGCCCCAACGCACGCGCTGCCACGTCTTGTGCACCACTCACAGCGCGTACACTAGCTACAAGCGCGTCAAATCCAGCAGCGGCCTGTTGAGCAGCGTCTATTTGTTTCTTTGCAGATGCTTGCGCACCGCTGCCAATGTTAGATGTACTTTTCTCAGCTTTCTCACCAGCCGTAGCCAAGTCGTTCAAGGCTTTCGTTGTTTCCACGATCCCCGACGAATTAACTACAACTGATAATGTAGATGCTTCTAATGCCATATCACTTCCCTCTTAAGAGATTTAGTTGTTCTCTGAATCGCATTGCTTGCGCAACACGGTCAATTTCGTCTTCCGCCTTCTTCTCTACATAAGGAGCAGGGCGTTGAGGGTCTGTTGCTTTGTGAGACTCGGCACAGTAAGCTTCAGACATCTTTTTAATAATGTCACGCTCAAACAGCGTGAGGTCGAGTTCATTAACTTCTATGAACGATTGTACCTCTTGCCAGCTTAAAGGGGACAACCCCATGCCGGTCTGAGTACACTGCCCAGAATTGAAAAAAAGTTCAAGTAGGTAAGCCCACTGAGCCGGGACTTCCGGTAATTGGACCTCCACTTGAACTTTAATCAGGTTACCGTCTTCATCTCGCTCGCCCAGAGAATTCCCCTGAGCCATTTCGATACGACTTTTTTTACTTTTTTCCGGAACGGCGCCGAGCCATGCGAGTTGACGGCAATACAGGGTAAGTGTACTCCTCAGTCCTTCAAAAAAAGATCCACCGACCCAATAGCTTCGTTAATTTGGTCGCGAATAAAGCTGAGACTGTCGTCCGCATACAATTTGCGGAACACTTCGGGGCTGTTCAATTCTTCCCCTTTGTATGTGATATTATCACCACGTACGGAGAGCGCCACCAAGAATTCAACGCTTTGTTCACGAATTTCGTCCGAAGTCGGCTCGCGCTTACCCCGTTTTGCGGCCTTTTTCAGCATTGCGTCTACGGCTCGTCGGTAGGCTGCTGATGCCGTGCCTCGTACAACAATCTGCACAGGTTGTGTTTGGGCCACATCTGCATAGATCAATGCACCCGTTTTAGGATTGGTGAGGTGTACAGTCGCCTCTTCTTGGAGTGCAATTTCGCTAAGTTCAAAAGTCATGGTAGAGTTCCTTTTTAGTTTATGTTATGCTTCTTGTGAAGCTGGGTTATAG